GTAAATCAAGTGATGCTTGTTTACTTAACCCGCTCATTGTATTACGTGCCTTACTCATTATTATGATGCCGCTACGTCGTCGATTGTTAAAGCACCAGTTCCTTGGAACGTGATACTTGCTGTAATTACATCGTCTACAGTCGCAGTGACTTCAACACCTGTACAGATTACATTACCTGAGTATGATACATTACCTGTTGTACCACCTGGGTAAAAGATCGCCGCGTAAGTTGTACCTACTAAGATCTCTCCTGCTTGTATACTGCCTGATGTGTCGCCGGCTGACCAAAGTACATCAGCAGAACCTTCAAAACTTTTGATGCCTGCTAAGAATGTTCTGTCATTGTCTCCCATTGTCGTTGTGTCTGCAACGTCAACAGATTGTGATACAGACCAATCTGTAATTTGAGCAACTGCTGTGCCGCCTAAAGTTAGAGCGCCACCTTTACCATGATATGAACTTGACATGATTATTACCTCTCTATGTTATAGTGTAATGATGTTCTACATTAAACACCATTCTTAAAGATGCATAAGGAGCACTCTCTCCTACTGCAACTGCCTCGACTCGTGCAAGGCTAATATCTTTTGCGTTTTCACCAACTGTTCTGTCAGTGAGTAGTGCCTTTTCAATTCCTTCAACAACAACATTTCGCTGTGTATCTCTTGACTTGCCACCAACAATTACAACAACTTCAACATCTATTACGCCACGTCTAAGTTTGTCTTGTGTTAAATCTTCTATATCTTCATTTGTGGTTTCAACATATACAGCAGGAAAGGCTGTCTTTGGTAATTCATCTGCAACTATTGGGTCTCTAACAACTTTTCCAAGTTTGGGACTGTTCATAGCCTTCAATAACTTTACCAAGTGTGATACAATATCTTCTCTTGTACTCATCTGTATAGCCTATCCTGTTTGTACTCATTTACTTCACCAGCAGATATAGAACCATCTCCATCATCATCGTACTTGATACCTAAACCAAATTGTATGTCCATTTCTTCTTCAAATCTTTCTTTATAGAAAACAATTTGTTCTCTGAATGGGTCACTCTCTGGTCTAAATGTACTTAACTTTGGTAAGATATGATGGCTTAATGCTCTATAAACTGTTGCTCTTGTCCATTGACTTTCAACAAGTTTTGACTTGCTAAAATCTGTTGTGTTGTGGTGATTATTATACCATCTTATTTGTACAAGATTACTAACATCTGTTTCAGCCTTTGCTAATTCATCTGTCCAGTCATCTACACCTTGTTCAAATGCTTCTGGTGCATATTCACGAATGTCTAAGTTTGTGCCAAATGCCATTGTCTATCTCCTGTTTAGTAAGGGCGGTTAGTCCGCCCTTACATATAACGATTATTATGATTCGTTAATGATCAATACAGATCTGTTTGAATCAATCGCACCTATTTCTGCGTGTAATGATGCTACAACATCTACACCTACTGCCGCTGGTCTTCTCGCAACTTCGATGTCTACGTTTTTCTGCATAGCAATTCTGTATGCATCTGCACCAAATACTGCCGCTTTAACATTGTGTGATGATAAACCTGCGTTAGCATCTGTTAAATGCTGACTTACGAACATCTGCATTCCTGCCAATGTTTGCATATAGCCATTACGCATTGCTTCATTTTGTAAGTCACCACCTGCAAAAGCCGCATTACCTACAGAGTTCATGATGTCTGAGTATGCACTTGCCGCTACGATACAGTAAAGTTGACCTGTTTCGCCTGCCGCTCTAATTGTTCCAATCGCTTTGAACAATTCTGCTGTTGTTAGACCATTTGCGTCTGACAACTCTTGCTCAGTTGTGTTGTTAGCAATAATGTTGATTGCTCTTTTGTCGAACTCACTCGCTACTGCTTTACCTAAAGATGTACCGACCTCCGCTGGGTCAATTCCACCTAAGTCACGTACTACAGAACGTGCCGCAAATAGTTTTGCTGTGATTGTGTTTTTAGTGTCTGTCACTGCTTGTGCTGTGATGTCATCTGTTGCCGCTGAACCTGATTCACCGTCTAAGATATCTGCTGACGCCGCCGCTAACTCAGGAACTCTTACTAAACCACTTGGTGTGTTAACGATTGGTACGATACCACCAGGTAGAAACAGTGAATTCTCTTGAGCCGCATAAACAGTCGCCGCTTTTGCTTCAATACTAAACGCATCTGTGTTTAGTAATGACATAGTATTGTTGTCTTTTAAAGCCGCCATTTTGTTTACCTCTTATTATATTTTCCCTTGTGCTTTCATCTTTTTGTAAAGACTTCTATGCTCAGGGTTTGTCATGTCCATGTTGGACAAGTCAACTTCTGTTGACTTTTGTGGTGCCACATTTGACTCTGCGCCTGTGCCTACAGGTCCTGCTGACCTGAAGTATTGGTTACTTGCTAAGAACTCTTCTGTAAGTTGTTGTATGGTAAAAGGTTCTGCATCATCAGTAAATCGCTCTTTACCATCAGCGTCTACTACTACTGCTTTACCTGTGTCATCCAACTTAACAAAGTTCTTCAACAATGATGCAACATGATCTGGTGCCACTGCGTTTGCTTTAGATGCCGCACTAATAAGAGCACCATCAACTTTGATTGCTGTCAACTCATTTCTAAGTTTTGCAATCTCACTTGCTGATTTCTCTTTTTGTTTGCTTAACACCTTATCAAAGTCTTGACGTTTGATCAGTTGCTCCTCTTCTATTGATTCTTTGAAGTTTCTTAAACTTTCAACCTCAGAAGGATCATAAGAGTATTTGGCTTTTGTCTGTGCCACACGTTTTGCAACAATGTCATCCAACTGTTGTTGGCTAAACATTTTGCTTTCTGTTTCCTGGCTTGTATCCTGAGCCACTGCACCAGTCTCAGTTGCTTCAGTATTATCTATGATTTGGTCTGTCATATCAGTATCCTTTGTATTTGTATTTATTCATCTTCAATTGGCACCCAGAAATGACGACAGTTATAACCGCCGCGTACCACAAATGGGTCTCCTGGCTCCTTGCCTGGCCAACTTGTATTCCAGATATCATATATTTCATCTTCAGTATATGTCTGGCCTTGGTGTTCTTGACACCAATCTCTACTTGATCTAATAATTCCGCCTTCGTATCTGTAACGTTTCACGCCTTGTCTCTTGGCTCTTCCTTTTGTAAATGCACCGTCAAATTGCATGACTGTGTCATTTACTTTCTTACTTGCCAAGTCACGTACACTACTTGTTACATTGACATCATTAAGTCGATCCTTTATTACACGTGTTGCTTCTGCTACTTCTGCCGCTGTTGCTTTACCATCACGTAATAAACCTGTTAATTTTCTTTGTGCTTTCTTTGCCAATGCGTCATCTGTTTCCATAAACACACCGCTTACTCTTGCTCTTGCTGTCTTTACAAGTGCATCAGTACCAACACCAGCCGCGGCACCTAATGTAAGAGCAGTTATAACACCTTCAGCACCATTGCTTACTTCATTTGCTACACTATTACTCATTGCATCACTTAAGGCACTTATCGCAGTTTCATCTTGTACTGTAACTGGACCTTCGCCAATTGTATCAAGTGCAATCTCACGTACTGTTTGTGTTTCTGCCTTTACAGAAGCACTATACGTGTTAAACTCTTGTACTATACTTGGTCTTAGAGCCTGTATGTTGCCACCGCTTGTACTTACTATTTCTGCAAGTCTGTTTTCTAATGCTTTTAAATTATCAAAAACACCATCTTGTATATCTTGCATCACCTGATCAATCTTTTCAGCGTGTTGTTTTGGGTCCATTATAATTCATCCACATGGACATAACCTTGGTTACCCAAGTTGATATGTTCTTCTTCCGTGTTTGCAACCACTGTATCACCTGTTGTTTTGTTTGTCATGATATGTGGTTTGAACCCTTCATTCTGTTCTGTGATCATCAAGTTTGCTTCTTCATCATCTTCAACAACCATATGAATCAATTGTCTATCAATTTCTTTTTGAAACAATGGGTTGTTTACACCACTTGCACGAGCCTTGGTTAAGAATTCTAACCTTGCGTGTTCATCAACAAGATCGAAAGTCTCTGAGTACTCGATATCAAACTCATCTGGTAAATTGATGTTTTGCCAATCAGCCCATATCTTCCACATTTTCTTTTCTGTTTCTCTTAATGTATCTGATATATCTGCAAGACGGGCGTTAAGTAAATTTTGCTCTACCTTTAGAGCCACGCCTGACATTGGTTGTCCACTTTGTGCTTGTACTGCCTGTGTATGAGTCATACGTTTGATACTATCATTTAGATTTTGTATGCTTGATAGTATACCACTAACTGTACTATTACCAGGTGCTAACAAGTATGGTTTCAATTGTGGGTCCAAGTCTTCTTGCATTGTTACAATACCACCTGCACCTGCTGTCGCATCTGTGCTTGGTGTTTTAACAAGTGTTGGGTGTGAACTAATACGTATAGTTTGTTCTAATTCACTGTATAAATTGTAAATTGCTTTTTGACATGAAGCAACATCTGCAACCAAACTATAACCAATACCCATAGTCGGACTTGGTAATGGTCTGTGATTTACAAATGGTACATAACCCAATGGGTTTTCATACTCTTCAAAATTTACAATAGTATCTGCGTTACCAAAATTGTCTTTGCTTACTGTGTATTTGTGTGTAAACTCTGGGTACCAACAAGTTATAATCATAGTTTGATCA